CAACGATGATTCATCAATCTGCCCCTTGACCTGCTCAAGGAGCGGCCAAGCATCCGAAACAGACTGTCCCATCACTCCGCTTACGGTCGGATAGAACGGGCCAATGTTCCCGGTACGATCAACCAGGCGCGCCCAGAAGAACAGTGTCGCCCCGGACAAAAGCGACTGCATACGGTAGTCGGCCTGCGGGTATGCCAGGTCGGCCAGCTTCGTCGCCGCCTCCAGGTTGTTCGCAGGCCCATACCACAGCTCGGTCCGCTGGGTATCCTCGGCGCCAGCAGGGAAGCCCCACTTGATGCTGATCCCGAACAGCTCGCCTTTAGTAGTCAGGAACGACACCGCCGGCGGCAGGCCGACCTTGCCTTCCAGGTTGGTCAGGTTGGAGCTCCTCCAGATCGACGAGATTTCAAACGCGCTCACCGAGCGGACTCGGGCCAGATAGGCGCCCGAGTAGATGCCAGTGACGTCGACACTCGTCGAGCCGGTCCGCTGCACCTTGATCCAGTTGCCGCTGTCCTTGCGCCACTCCACGTCATAGGCGACCGCCCCAGTCACCGCGGGCCATGAGATGTTCATGGTGCTGATGGCGATGCCCTGATTCACGGCGTAGCTCGACGTCAGCGTGACGTTCGCCGGCGCCGGAACGACGGTGATCGGCACGACGCTGATTAGGCGCTCTTCCAGGCGCGCGCCGGTATCGATGTGCGCGAACTTGCTCGGGTCATACTGCACGGCCGAGATCTCGAACACACCAGGCTCCGGCCGGGCAACGCTAACCACCCGGTACAGCGGGATTGCCAGGTCATCGGCATCCAGCGCCCATACCAGTTCGGGTTCTGGCGCAACGGAGTAGGCCACGGTAACGGTGACCTGCCGGCCGCTGACCATTTGCACGGTGCGCCCCTCGCACTTGCCGTCGGGCAGGTTGAGGATCAGCCGGTCGCCGGGCTTGGCCTGGGTGTCGCGGTCCAGGGTGATGACCTTGCCACTCACCGCAGAGATGCGCCCGCCCACCGGCCGACCGGCTGGCAGCTCGTCAGCAATCGGGATCACGTAGCCAGGCAGCGGAATGCGCCCGTCCAGGCCGACCTTGAAGGTGACCGCCCGATCCTTGGAGTTTGTGAGCAGCGCCCACTTCCCGCGGCGCTGAGCCTCGGATTCACGGGTGCAGCCGATTGCACTGATTTCGAGCGGGTTGTCGCCGTAACGCCGCTGCAGCTTCTGGTCGGTCACCGCCGTGACGTCGGTGTCGTAGTTGTTCAGCGGGTTGTCGTAGCTGATCAGCGCCCTGGTGTAGCGGGTGCGCTCCGATGCGCTGGAGTAAGTGAACTTGCCGTCGATGACGTTCGCCCGGGTGTAGGCAAAGTCAAAGTCAGTGGCACGCGGCATATCCGACAGGGTGAAGACTTGGCCCTGGGCCCAGTAAGTCATGCCCCGGTAAATCGCCGAAATATCGCGCAACAGCGACCAGGCATCGGCCTTGCTCTGCAGGTTCAGGTTGCAAATGAAGCGCGGTTCCATTCCGCCCTTTCCGTCCGGCACTAGCTGGTCGCAGTATTGGGAGATGCGGTAGAGCTCCCACTTGTCCACCATCCAGGGCTTGATGCGGCGGCCAAGGCCGAAGCGGTCGGCGGTGGTGATGTCGTAGGTCATCCAGACTGCGTTGTCGGTCCACGCCTGCTTGAATGTTCCGTCCCAAACGCCCGAGTAGGTACGAGACACAGGGTCATAATTGCTCGGCACCTGCATCTTCTTCAGCTTGGTCTCGACGGTTACTGCCGGGATGCTGCGGAACTGTTCGGCTGAAAACTCGATGTATAGCAGCGCAGTATTTGGGTAGCGGATCTTCGCGTCGATCACCTCGGTGAAGCCGGCTATCTGCATGATGTCGGAGATTTTGTTGTTGTTCTGGTTTGCAGTCAGGCGAGTGATCCGCATCAGCCAACCAGAAGTAGCCCTCGGCAAATTGATACGGCGCGTGCGCTCGTAGACGCTCGTGGTCTTGCCGGATACAGCCTCGTTCAGCACCTCCTGGTAGGCACCGCCGTCAGTTGCCAGCTCGACCTTGTAGCCAATCGCGTAACCGTTGATGTTTCCGCCCGAGTCGACCGATTGAAGTGCCGGCCAAGCAAAGCGCACGCGCACAGCAGAGAGCTGAGTATTGGTGATGGCCCGCACCCATGGCGTACCGCTGCGCAACTCGGTGCTGATGGTGGTCTCGTTTTCTACCGATGGGATCCCTTGGATATAGGGCTGATCCACCGCTCCGGTCCGCCACTCCCACTTCACGTTCGGGAAATTCATGTTGCCTTGGGGGTCTTGCAGTGGGGTGTTGTCCAGATAGATGTCCCTGGCCGTTGGCGTACCCTCGAACTCGCCCTCCCCGACAGCAATCAGCATCTTGGCAATAGCAACAGAGCGCAGGCTATCCGGGGCTTCCGTTGGCGTTTTGGGTTTCTCTTCGCCGCCCTTGGCGCCGTGGATGTCGATCTTTTGTGCAGCGCCCATGCTTTTCTCCAGGCAATAAAAAACCGCCTCGCGGGCGGTGTGGGTATCTGTACAGCGTGGATGGAATGCCAGTAACACCAGCGGACACTGAAGTAGTAGCGTTCTGCTTTTTTAGGACGCTCAGCTACATGGGCGCAATGACTTGGAGCGTCGCATGAAGTACCAAATTGGGCCGCAGCCGGAACTACTTAGAGAAATAGGCCAGGTCATGGTCAACTACTCAGAATGCGAGCGCTCCATTCACGATATTTTTCGTGCAGTCATGTCGCTCGACAAAGGCCAGATGTATTTGCTTGTATCAAAGGCCAATCTGAATGCAGAAAAAATGGTTACCGTAATCAAATCTGAAATGCACCGAATCCGTCCGGCCACCCTGCACGACTCGCTCCTACAGGGACTCGCTGACTTCACAAAATCAATTCCGAAGAGAAACGCTGTCGCCCACTGGCAGTGGGCGGTTACCAAGGGCGAGGACGGGCTGGCTACAAACTCGCTGAAAGCTAAACCAGAACAACCTCCAGAAAGTCGCAATTACACACGGAAGGATCTTGAGCTGATCGCCTGGGAAATCGCTAGGGCCGCCATATTACTTGCCAACGCCGCAATTTCTATGCGCTCGATCAATCGTCGCTCATTGGGTGGCACTGATTGGGGTATGGATCGATATGAATTTGATAGCAGTTATCTAGACCAAGCGGCTCAGTACGCCCTTGAAAGAAATCAAAGCTTTATCGCTAATTTTGAGGCTGAGCACTTCGCACCCGAACAGCCTCCATCATCCGGTACAGATCAGCGATAACTCTCTCATCGATGTGATAATTCAAATTGATCCGACATGAAACTCGCAGGTAATCCAGGTGCTCTAGCGCAGCCTGGACCATTGGCTCATTAGGTTCGTTGACCGACATGCTCACATCTGATCCTCCGCATAAATGGCAGCGCTGATGATCGCGCCTCCTACCCGCCGCTTGCCGTAGCAGAGCGGTACCGGGTTACCAGATGCCGTGGTGTTCTTTGCGCTGCCGAAGGCATAACCGGGGGTGTTCTCTGGCGCGGCGCTGGTTTTGAGTCCGCCGGCTTGGGGGCTGAGCATTTGGATCACCCCGCCGGCAGCGAGTGCAATGCCCGGAGCAGCAAGAGCTTGAAAACCTGGGATGAAAGAAACGGCAATCAAGATCACGCCGACAATCGTTTGAAGAAGGCCAGCTCTCTTGCTGCCAGTAATAATTGGGGCGATACGAATTACTTCCGTCCCTGCGTAATCCAGCTCTTTAGCGCCAATGTTTTTCGATCCGCGAAAAACGGCAAACTCGATGCCGCGCGACTTAGCGTTTGAGATAAACCTTTCCAATCCTGGAATCTGTACACACAGGGCCTTTATTGCCTCTGCTGGTGATCGCACGGATAGTCGGAACGACCTTCCGAACTGCCGGAGCTTGCCGTAGAGCAGTATGGTAGTCATGGGCTGATAGTTGATCGCGAGTGCTGACACGGGTTTTCTCCAGATAATAAAAAACCGCCCGGAGGCGGCTTGTCTTTGGTTCTCTTACAGGCAGCTTTTAACCGCCTTTTCCATGTCGCCCCTGCCCCATCCCGGCCCCCAGGCCAGGCGCTGATAAAGCTTGACCTCGCTGCCCTTGGCGGTCTTTCGGATACTCAGCAATTCGTCGGTCATATTGCTGCTGGCCGCGATCAGGCGATAGCCATACTCTGTCTCGGACATCGTCACGTCGCTACGTGCATCCTGCCAGCGCGGAAAAACGCACAACGCATACCGCTTCGGGTCTTTTCCGGTACTTGCTGAAATGCTCGGCGCTTTCGACTCAAGTTCGCCAGGCGAGACACACCCCGCCAGCATCGCCACCGCTACCGCCGCTATCAAAATCCGCATGATCGATCCTCGTCCTGAAAGTGGCGACTGTATCACCGAGCGTCCCGATGACGAAGAATCAGGCGAGTCCGGTCATGCCAGGGGCCGCCGAAGACGATGATTTCCGACGGCCTGCCGTACAGGTGGTGCAGCAGGAACGGACCAGGGCCGAACGCGCCCGACTCTTCGCCAGGTAACGCCGGATCAGTGCCCAGGTAGATCCCGGCATGGTTCGGGTGAACCGTGCGCCCGACCTGCATGACGATTAGGTCGCCTCGCTCTGGCTGGTCGACACGCACGAAACCTGCAGCCTCGTAGTTCGCCTCGTACAGGCTGGCGTTCTCTGCACTCTCCCACCAACCATCGGTGCGCTGGAATGCTTCGAACTCAAGGCCCCACTCACGTTGATACCAGTCAGCGCAGACCTGCCAGCAGTCCCAGGCGCCGTGCACGAACGGGCGCTTGAGCAAAGGAGTGCTGCCCGTTGGCGTGATCGTGCGCATGTCGCCCTCGGGCCAGGACAGGATATGCCAGGGCAAGGCCGTGGCCTCGCACATGGCCAAGTCATGCGGTGAAGGCCTGCTGGTGGCGTCCGGATGCGAATGGACAATGCCAATCACCTCCCCCAAGTCTTCCGCCGCAGCGTAATCCTCGGGATCGAGCCGAAACTCTTCGTTCGGCTCCGTGGCGATGTTCCGGCATGGGAAGTACTTCTGCGCGCGCCCTATGGCCAACAACAGCCCGCAGCACTCGCGGGGATACTCCGCTGCCGCGTGCGCCTGGATCGCCGCAATGATGTGTTTGCGCATGGTCAGCTCCTGGCTATCAGGGACACGGCGGGGAATCCGCCGAAACTGAGCTCGTTGTTCTCGCCGAAACGCAACTTACAGGACGACAAGCAGCCCTTGCACTGATCCAGAGCCGGGTTATCGGTGGGGTTGTCCTCATCGTCGAACATGGCCGCGCCGGTGTAGCCGCAATCCGGGCCACGGTAGCCGTTGGTCATGGCCCAGTGGCAAAACGTTGTCATCTGGCGGCCGGGCAATCCGTGGTTATCGATCTCTCCCGGGGAGGAAAGCTCCCAGACCACGGCTTCCCCGTCCTCGCTGGTTTTCTGGTCGATGTACCAGATCTCCAGCGCCTCTTGAGTCGGGTCTGCGGTTGGGTTGCCCTCGGGGAAGTTGGCCGCATCGAGGTACTGGGCCAGAGTCTCGCGGACTGTCAGCTTGAACTTGAGCATGTCCTCGAAGGCCAGGCACAAAGCTGTAACCCGTCCATTGACATTGCCCGCGGCGAAGGTCGGCCGAGAGGCGGTGCCATCGCTGCTTGAGGAAATACCCTCAATCTGCACCGGCCAGGCCGCGTACTCCTGACCCTGCCAGATAATCGACTTGGCGGGCAGATCCTCTTCCGAGCCCTCATAGGCCAGTAATTCTTCTGGCGTGTGCGGGATAGCGTGACCGTGGAAGCGCAAGTAATCGGCGCCGTACTCGGTACCATCAATTTCGAACAGGCGAATCTCGCCGCCGGGCTCCAGTTTCTGGATGTCCGTGATCAGTGCCATGGGTGGTTATCTCAGGGATGAAAGGTTTGCTGGAAGGTCGCGGTGATGGCGTAGACCTGGCCGCCACGGTGCACTGGCTTGTAGCCGTTGCACTTGTAGAGACCAAGCTCACCCAGGGGCGGCTCCCAGAGGAAGCCCTTCGAGCCTTTGTGTCGGTCGATGAAGTCCATGATTTCCTTAATGCGCGGCTTCAGGCCGGTAAATGTTACCGGCCAGGATTGCGACCGGTTGTTGAGACCATCCTCGACCGACTGCTCGTAGCCATCTCCGAACTTCTTGGAGCGGACGCGCTGGGCAATATCGCCCTCCGCGCCCTTCTCCGTCGCCCATCTGAATCGTTCAATAGCCATCAGCGCCCCTTAATTGCTTTGTAGATGACGCCGCCCTGGCGCATATCCCTGCTCCGCAGCTCCTGATACTTCTGCTCTACGAACGTCGCCAGCTCCTTGCCGAAGAGGTCATAGCCAGGTGCATCAGCCGAGGAGGTAGCGTTGCCATCGCCATCGATATGCACTTCGACATTGATCTGCGTTCCGCCAGTCCCGCCGCCGCCCATGGCCATAACCCCGAGCTTGCCGCTCGACGTCCGGGTCAGCGGCATGATTGCCTCCTCACCAGCTTCACCCATGACGCCGGTCTTGCCGTTGGCCATGCCAAACGCCGTGGGTTTGCTGACGATGGAGTTCGTGAATGCACCGCCGTCGGCGAACATCTGCACACCGCCCGACCACGCGCCGCCCTTGGCTTGCGGGAAGTAGGTGTTGGAGTAGCCGGCCGAAGAGGCGCCGAGGTTTGACGATGTGGCGCCAGCAGACCCGGCAGCCAGTCCATTGCCGCCGCCAGCAGCACTACCTCCGAGGTAGCTTGCTGCCGCGCCCACGAGACTGCCCAGCAATGCGGAGCTGGCTTGGCGGGTCGCGATGCGCGCCATGTCGGCCAGGATCGATTTGGCGAAGTCCGAGAACGACGCCTTACCGGTCATGGCAAAGTTGACGATGGAATCCTCCATGGAACTGAAGGCGTTGCCGAACAGGCTTTTCGTCTGGCCGGCAATGTTCCGCGCCGAGTCCAAGTAATTGTCCCAAGCTGCCGTAGCGCCCTTCGTCCAATCGCCCTGAGCGGCTTCCACATCCGCGTAGTTCTGCCGGATCTGGTCGGTCGCCGCCTTGTTCGCATCGGCGAGCGCCTGCGACTTACGCTTGAATTCCTCGGGATCCATCTTCCGAGATGGATCTGACTGCTGACTCTCAAGCTCGCGAACCTGCTTGGCATAGCTGTCCTGCTGCCCATTCAGCTCACCCGATAGCGCGTTCCGCCTATCCCCTTGCCCAACGCCAACGACTGCGCGTTGACCGGCAAGCACCAGGGCTTTCTGCTGCTCGCCAAGAGCGTCGACATACCGTTGGATGTTGAGCGTTTGTTTGTCGATCCGCCCTTTCTCGGCAATAGCCAACACTTCAAGCTGGCTGTCGGCATCCTTCTGCGCCTTGACCATCCCTGCGCGCGCGTCAGCGATCTTCTGGTCAAGCTGGATGCTTTGCGCGGCCGACGTGGTCTTCTTGCCCTTGGCGGCCTCCAGCGCGGTGATCTCCGCCTCGTAGGCTGCCGTCACCTGATCTCGCTCGTTGCCGATCAGGGCCTGGCTCTTGAGCAGGTAGTCTTCCTGGGTGACCAGGCCGGCCTTTTGAGCCGCCTCCAGTTCCTTCTGGGCGTTCTTGTACTCGCCGAGGATCAGCGAAAGCTGGTTCTTCGAGTCGTTGAACTCGGTCAGGTTTAACGCACCGGCCGGACCGGCGGCCTTTTTATTAGCATCAACGATCTGTTTGTTGACGCCAGCAACAGCGCTCTCGTACTGCTTTTGAAGGTCAGGCGAGTACGTATTGTTGGCGATGTTCTTCTGCCGTGCCTTGTCCAGGTCAATAAGCTTTTTCTCAAGCTTCTGGACCTGGGTCTGCGCCGAATCAGCTTCGCGAGCAATGAGCTGCATGCCACTTACGGCTGCCTCCTGGCGCTGCTGATCCTGCTGCTTGGCTTGGGCGCGGTTACGGCGCTCCTGCTCCTCAAGCATCAACGAGGTTCTGTCGGACTCGATTTGAGCCGCGCTCCTACCACCACCACCCCGAGGTCCTGCGCCAAGGCGCGCAGCGTTCTGGGCCTGCTTCTCCAGATCAGCCAGCTTTTCCTCGTAGGTGGCTTCTCGACCAATATCAAGCGCCGAATCCCAAGCCCACTTGGCAGCCTTGGCCACGTTGCTCCAGGCTTTTTCTATGGTGCCCAGGCGTTGAGTGATCTGATCACCGCGCGACTGGATGGCATCGGCGAACGCATCGGTCGCCAACCTCACGGAGGCGGCCTGCTCGCCCTGCTTCTCCAGCGCAACAATCTGCTCGTAGACCGAGGCGGTAAGGTAATGATACTGCTCGTTGAGCTTGATCGACGCGGCGACAGGCTCCTTGGCGATCGAGGCGAACTGAGCAACAGTTTCTCCTACGGCCTTGCCTGTTGCCTCTTCCATAGTTAGGGCGGCCTTGGTGATCTCCTCGAAGCTGTAGGCTGCGATGTTTCCGCTGCCTGCCAGTTGAGCAAGAACCGCCGACGCTGCTCCGGTCGTGCCAACCGTTGAGCTGACCTGCTTTGCCAGGGATGCAAGACCATCAGCCGTGGTCCCGGCATAGTTGCCTGTCAGGATCAGCGATTTGTTGTACTCGTCAGCCTCCTGGCTACCCTTGTAGTAAGCCAGGCCGAGAGCTGCTACTGCAGCTGCTGCGACGGTGAAAGGATTGACCAGGCCGAGCACATATCCGCCCAACGCCTTAGCTGCCGGACCGACACCACCGAACATATCCTTAAGTTGTCCGCCCTGCTGGAGCAGAACAGTCAACGGGGCTTGTCCAGCTTGAAGCGACACCGCAATGTCCGTGAATTGCGCAGGCACACCACGTAGCGCAGCGGCTGTTTGCTTGGCAGTGTTGCCGGTACGGGTCAGCGAGTCGTCGAAACGCCCAATGTTAGACCGCGTCTGATCGATCTTGGCCTGGTACTCACTGAAGGTAGAGGCGTCAAGTGCGCCGAGCTTCTTCTGCTTCGCCAGTTTGGTTTCGAGCTCATCCAGGCGACCCAGAGCCTTGACGGTCGGGTCGATCTCGCCAAGCAGGTCGCTCAGCTCATCCTTCTGCTTCTTGATTGAGGCTGCAGCCTTGTCAGTGCCTTTGGCAACACGTTCGGCAGCCTTCTCCGCCCGGCCACCTGCCGCGGTGAGCTTGTCGAGGTCAGAGCTCGCCTGCGCAGCATCGGTCGAGTCGACCTTGATGCCGAGTTCAGCAATAGAAGTCATGCGGGCTCCGTTATTTCGATTCGCTCATCACGAGCATGGCTTCTGCTTCCATGACGCGGATGTCTTGAAAGGCTTCTGAGAGTTCGCGCCGCTTGATGCCCAGCATGCTGGCCACCGGCTTGATCGCGTTGTAGTCCAGTCCAACGGCGCCGCCCATCCCCACACGCCACTGCGTGGACATCGCCTCGAACAGCAGGAAGGCCGGCCAGTTGTCTGACCAGACCTCGTACTCTTCATCGGGGATGTCGGCCTTGGTCATGCCGAAGGCCGCCAGGTCAGCCTCTGACGGCCCCTGCTCGTACAGGATGCGGGCAGCGCCAGTCAGTTTCCCAGGCGGGCCGGCTCATAAGCGGACTGATAGGCAGCCAGAACCGCCTGCGGTGCACCGATGCAGGTGGTGACCAGCGCTGTCAGCGAGTCATCCGACAGCTTCTCGTCGAAAGCCCAGCCGGAAACGATGTCCTTGAGTTGACCAACCTGAATGGCGATTTCAGCGACCGTCGCCTCCTGCCAGCTAAGACCCTCTTCGCGCACCTTGTTAATGTGCTCGTCCCGAGCGGTATTCCACTTATCGAAATGCGCAGCCAGGGCGATCCTGTCCATGTACTTGAACTCGAACTCGACATCCTCTGGCTTGCCGCCTACCCGCGGAATTGCAACTTTCGTCTTGAAGGTGGGGGTCTGGTTAATCTTGATCTTGGCCATGGGTTACACCACCACGGCCGAGTAACGGGTTGGGCGGCCAGCCAGGGACAGCGTGATGACGCGGGTCATCAGATTGTTACGGGACAGCGCCGGGGTAGACGTGATGGTCACGTAGGCGTTGTAGAGGATGCTGTCGCCGTTCGGCAGGTTCAGGCGCAGTACACGGGTTACTTTGTCCTCGTCGGCCGCTTCCACCACCGCGACATAAGCCAAAGCCGGATCATCAGCAACGGTGACCGACATGCTGATCGGGTTCTTGGTGGTCGGGATCTGGCGGTCGTCATCGTCAGCCAGGAAGCCGAAGGTGAGGAACTGCTGGTCGCCACCGCTGGTCGCAACGTCGGTGATCTGCGAGATCTCAACGAAACCAGTAACTTCACGCACCGAGCCGATGCCCGAGCCGGCTGGGTATGGCT